CAGCTAACCCACTTTCGCTGATACTTATGCGTAAAGATGGGCACCGAGCTGCGAATGATACATGGGGGCCAAGCTGCTATGCAGTTGGCGGAACAGTTTTGTTTAAGATTGTTTCTTGACCGCCTTATTAGGGGCGAACAGGAGAATCTTAGACAGACGTCCCGCCAACTACTATAACATAGCAGCTTGACTGGACAGTCCTGTCCTTATCCTACAGCATCAGCCTTACGGCGGATGAAGTAGTCTGATATATCATAAAGATATACAGGTGATAACCGTGCCGGTATAAACCAGCTAACCCACTTTCGCTGATACTTATGCGTAAAGATGGGCACCGAGCTGCGAATGATACATCCAACTTCATCACCATCAACACTGGGAGTTGTATAACGCCCAAAGAGAGGGTGACGACTTGGGAGAAGCATTTCTCCAACTGATCTTCTCAAAGCATCAAGATGCCATAAGAAGTAAGTTCGCGAGTCATGAATCTTCCGGTTCTTAGTACAAGGCACAAATGCCTTGAACTGAGGAACAAAGTTGCGGTTGCGTATCAATCTTTGGTCATAAACATGAGAGTGGGAAACCCACACTCCGCTTATGGAACTGTCATTCCAAGGGACTAGAGGAAGATTGTTGTCGACAAGAACGTCGCCAATCAATGTCTCTAATTCTCCACCAGGATGACATAGTGAAGCCAAACCATTTACTATGTGACACAACTCCGTTTTAAGGGAGTTCTCACAGCGCAAATAGAATGGGGTCACATTCTTTCCTAAGAACCAGTCGGTCCCGCATGACTCCCTAAAAGGGCCTGTCATGAAGGATTTTTCATGGTTCACACGGAAACCAAAGAATCTGAGAAGTGCAAGAAGCCTTTCACAGTTGGCTTTCGGAACGATCAAATCGTCACCGTAAACCGCCCACGTTTTGCTTCCTGCAGCTTTACAGAGTGCAGCAAAAATCAGAGACTCAATAGTAAACGTTGCGCCATTTCCCATGGATGAGAATTTGGCGTAATGCAAACTATCTCCGAA